CGAATCGGACTGAGAGTGAACGCTCTTGCCTAATCCATTCAAAAAGCTTGCCTACTCCAAGCGCGTACTCGTCAACTTGAAGTCCGGTGCCGCGTTTCGCGGGATCCTGACCAAAGAGTTTGGCGGAGTCATCGTTCTTCAACAGGCAGACTACATCGAGCCCGGTTCGGAGTCAGTTTCCGCACCAGGTGAGATCTTGATCGAGAAAAATAACATCGAGTTCGTTCAGATCATCGGGGGGTAATCGGAAATGGCAATCGTTCAGAACGGGGATGGGCTGCAAAACGTTCGTCCAACGACAGCGTTGCCGTCCTTACTCGGCGGAAGCATCCGGCTATTCGACGACCGAATGGTCGACTACGCTGAGCTCTACAAGACGCAACACGAGGTCCGGACGGTTATTGACTTTCTGGCTCGAAACATCTCTCAGATTCCGCTGCACGCTTACCGTCGAGTCGACGATAACGAGCGCGTCCGGATCTCTGGAAGACCGATCAACCAAACCATTGAGCGTCCCGACGTTTACGTCACGCGGTCTCGCTGGATGGAAGCGCTCGTCAAGGATCTCTGCATCTACGACGAGGCAATCCGGGTCAAAGTACGCAACCCTGACGGCCGGATCGCTCTCGTGCGCATCCCACCGACTCTGGTGAAGCCGATCGGGACCAACTGGCTGCGTCCAGACGGATACGAAATCACCGGAAGAGATCAGACCCTTCGCTTTACACGCGACGAGGTCATTCACATTCACGGATACGACCCAAAGGATCCGCGAAAAGGTCTCTCGCCGCTTGAAACACTTCGCCAGCTTCTCTCCGAGCAGTTCGCAGCAGCTGAACACCGTGAAGGTCTATGGAAGCAGGGCGCAAGAGCGTCATTGGTAATCGAACGGCCTCTTGGAGCTCCGCAGTGGTCCGACACGGCTCGATCACGCTTCCGCGCTGACTGGGATTCGTCATTCACCGGAGCTCAAAATGCCGGAAAGACAGCCGTCCTCGAAGAGGGTATGGTCGCAAAGCCATTGGAGACATTCTCGCCACGCGATGCTCAGTACCTGGAAAGCGTGCAGCTTGCCCGTGAGATCGTATGCGGTGCATACGGAGTCCCGACCGGTCTTCTTGGTCTTGGATCTTCGACATACGCTTCTCTGACAGAGCAGAATCGGCAGCTCTATCAGAACGCCCTCGCGCCCTGGCTGACATTGATTCAAGAAGAGCTCGAAGCGCAGCTGCTGGGTGAGTTCGACGAGCCAGACGCATACTTGGAGTTTATGCTCGCAGACAAGTTGAAGGGCAGCTTCGAAGAGCAGGCCGCAGTGCTGCAAGCTTCGGTCGGTGCTCCGTACCTTACTCGCAATGAAGCTCGCGCACGTCTGAACCTTACTTCTATCGAAGGCGGAGACGAGCTGGTGACGCCGCTGAACGTTCTTATCGGTGGACAAGCAAGTCCACAGGACAGCGTCAGCGACGAACGTCAGCTGGAATCCGGACTCAGCTCGGCTCCCGGACCAAAGGCAAAATCCGCCCTGGGTCGGGATGCCTACGTTCGAATCCGTGACGAAGCTACGAAGGAAATGAACCAGATCTTGAAGTCAAACCTGGAACGCCAACGGCGGGCCGTGCTCAGCCGGCTTGGAGCTCAAAAGAGTGAAATCGCCGAGGTCAAGGCAAAGCCGGGGAAGGTCTACGATCGCGCCAGATTCGACCGTGAGCTGGCAAAGGATCTTCTTCCCTCGATGCGAAAGACTGCAAAAAAGTCAGCCGCTACCGTTGGTGAGTGGGACGTGGACAACGCCGAGAACTGGCTTGCCGCAGTCGCGCTATCAACTGCCAAAAACGTCAACCGGTCTACTCAGGATCGGATCGAGTCCGCTCTTGACGACCTGGAAGACGAGATGGATCCGCTGGAAGCAATGGACGATCTCTTCGACGAGATGACTGATAGCGACGTTATCTCAGCTGGATTCACACTTGCCGCGTCGGTAGCAAACTTCGCTCGAAATGAGAGCGCGTACTCAAACAGCCGAGGCACAAAGACTTGGATCGTCACTTCGAGCAACCCAAGAGCCTCACATGCCTCTCTCAACGGAGAAACCGTGCCAATGAATGAGACTTTCTCAAACGGTGCACGTTGGCCGGGAGATCCTGACCTGGACATTGACGAGACCGCAAACTGCGCCTGCATCTGCGACTTCGGGGACTAAAATGCCATACTTCGTCACAAACGAAAATCCAGAATGCTCAGGCTGGGCCGTCGAAAAGGAGGACGGTGAGGTCATTGGCTGCCATCGTACCCGGCAAGAAGCCGTCGATCAAATGGTCGCAGTCTCTCTTGAAGAAGACATTCCGGTGGGCGGCGAACGTTCACTCAAACTGGATGAAGACGACTACATAGCACCCGACGCAGCTCAGGAAGAGGCTCTTCGAGGCCTGCGCTGGCGGGCGGAGTACGGTCGTGGTGGCACCGAGATCGGTGTAGCCAGGGCTCGGGACATCTCTAACGGTCGAAAGCTATCCGAGGACACGATCGTCCGAATGGTCAGCTACTTCGCAAGGCACGAAGTTGACAAGCAGGGTCAAGGCTGGTCCCGAGGTGAGCAGGGCTATCCCTCGGCTGGTCGGATCGCCTGGGCACTCTGGGGCGGGGATCCGGGCAGAAGCTGGGCGGAAGGTCTGGTCTCGCGTATTGAAGCAGAGCAGGAAGAAGGCACATCATCTATGAAGCACGATAGGAGAGCTATGAACGTCAAGACATTCCCGGTCAATACGATCGAGGTCAAGGCAGTCGGAACAGACGAAGCGCCGAACGGAGAGTTCACGGCGATCGTCAGTGTCTTCGGAAACACCGATCTGGTCGGCGACCGAGTTATGCCTGGCGCATTCGCAAAGAGCCTGGCTGCCTACGCCGCAGCTGGAAAGAACCTACCGATCGTCTGGTCGCACGACTGGGGCAACGCTGAGTCATTCATCGGCAAGACGCTGAGCGCCCAGGAGACAGAAGCCGGTCTACTGATCCGTGGTGCGTTTTTCGATACTCCGAGAGCTCAGACCGTTCGAACCCTTCTCGCCGAGCGGGTCGTCAACGAGTTCAGCTTCGCATACGACATCTTGAACGAGCAAAAAGGCGCAGACGGGGTAAACGAGCTCTTGGAGCTCAGCATCCTCGAAGCCGGCCCGACCCTGAAAGGAGCGAACCCAGCCACGCAGCTCATAGCCGCAAAGGCAGCCGTGGCAGCGCTCGATGTTGAGAACTCGAAGGCAGGGCGCACTCTGTCTACGAAGAACGAGAACCTAATCAAGCAGGCGAAAGTTATGCTGGACGAGGTCCTCAGTTCGCTCGATACACCGGCAGAGCCTGCCAAGTCCGAGGAACCCATTGAGGTCAAGGCCGAGGAGCAGGGGATGGATCCGGGGATCGCCGCAACACTCATTGAGCTCGCCGAGCTCGATGCCGATTCCTAACCAAAACCCAGGAGACAAAATGAAGCACCTCATCGATCAGGCCAAGCAGCTTGCAGAAGCTGCGGCGTCAGAAGGTCGCGCTCTCACATCAGAAGAGCGTGAAACCGTCGAAGCCGCAATCTCTGGCGCAAAGGCCGTCAAGGCAGACTCTGAGCTGCGCAAGGCCGTCGACGCTCTCGGTTCAGAACTCGCTGACGCAAAGGTAGAAGAAACCCCAGCATCAACAGCTCGCACACCAGGCGCAAAGCTACTCGCAGACCCAGCATTCAAGAACTGGATCTCCGACGCAACTCGCAACGGTCTTCCAGACGCAAAGTCATTGCCTAACTCACCGTCAGTATCTGTCGGTGGAATCAAGGCAACACTTCTCGGATCATCTGATACCTCAGGTGGCGCACTGGTCTCAAACGACCGCTACGCACCAGTCGGTATCGCGTATGGCCGTGGTGGACTAACAGCACTCAACCTCGTCACAATCGGTTCAACGAACTCTGACGCAGTTGAGTACGCTCGCGCAATGCGCATCACCTCCGGACAGTCTGTAAACGCAGCTGCACCGGTCGCAGAAGGAGATCCAGCAGCCGAGTCTACTCTGACCTTCGTGAAGGCAACAGCAGTAGTCAAGGACGTTCGTACCTTCATCCCAGCTTCGACTCGCGCCCTTGCAGACGCAGCGCAGCTTGAAACGATCGCTAACAACTTCCTCACCTACGCAGTGCAGGAAGAGTTGGAAGATCAGATCATCAACGGCAACGGACTTGGTGAGAACATGACCGGTATCTTCAACACCGGCTACGTCCAAGCTCAGGCTTACGACACAGATCTGATCACCTCAATCCGCAAGGCTATCCGCAAGGTGGAGACAGTCGGCAACAGCCGCGCATCCGCAGTGCTGGTACACCCTGAGGATAACGAGCGTATCGACCTCTTGATGGACGCGCAGGACACTTACCTCTTCGGTGGTCCAGCAACTGCATCGACACCGACAATCTGGGGACTCCCACGCGTCGTATCGTCAGCAGTGCCAGTCGGAAACGCCATCGTTGGTGACTTCCGCAAGGCAATCATCTGGGAGCGTCAGCCGCTCACAGTGTCTATGTACCCACAGCACTCCGACTACGCAATCAAGGGTCTCGTGGCTCTCGTTGCACAAGCTCGCGCAGCGTTTGGTGTACTACACCCAGAAGCGTTCTGCACAGTCGACCTGACTGCGTAGTCCACACGCTCTACGACGGCCCGGTCGAGGGATGGCGAAGGCCAACCTTCGCCGGGCCGTCTGCGTGAGACCATACAACCCATAGGAGATCTGAAATGACGATGATCGTAGTTGAAACCGAGCCAGGCACATTCATTCGCCTTCCAAAGGCTGAGGCAGAACGCCTCGGACTGAAAGAAGTTGAGTTGAAGCCGGTGCTGCCGGAGAAGAACAAGGCTATCAAGCCAGGAAAGACCAAGAAGGCCGTCGCACCAGTGGCAGAGCCGGTGATCACTCCGTCAGAGGAGGCATCGCCGGTCGAGGCAACCGATGAGTAGTCTTGCCAACGTCGCAGCTCTTGAAGCGTGGCTTGGTCGGACGGTCGACAGCGTCCCAGCAGCTGAGCAAGCTCTTGGGATCGCAAGCGACATCGCTCGATCATACTGCGGGCACAGTATCTCGCAGATCCTCAATGACACCGCCGTAATCGACGGAACCGGAACACACACGTTTCTGCTTCCAGCAATGCCGGTCAACGGAATCGATTCGATCACCGTCGAGGGTGAGCTGCTGGCAGCTTCAAAGTACCGATGGAGCAAGAAGGGCTGGGTACGTCGAACAGACGGTCTCGCCTGGCCTACTCTGCCGGGATCAGTCGTGGTGGTCTACAACCACGGATTCGCAACCGTTCCAGGAAGCGTAGTCGGAGTCGTGCTGGCTCTTGCCGGCCGTGTCGTCGACGGGTCTTCCGGAATCAAGCAGGAAACGATCGGCAGCTACTCTGTCACTTACGGAGATCCCTCACCGGTGCTCCGGGCGAACGAGCAAGCCGCCCTGGACGCTTACCGGGTGACATTGTGAGCTTCCACGCCCTACTCAATAAGACTGCTGACCTCTACCGGCTGACCGGCACCACCGATCGCTACGGCAACACGGAGAAAGAGTTCGAGTTGGAAGCTTCCGGCATTCGGGTGCGTATCGACGAAGGCTCTTCAAGTGAGCCTGAGGACAACGCGAACTCGACGGTCACAAACGCCAGAGCTTACACCTCACACGCCGGCATCCTACCGTTCGACGAGCTTGACGTTGACGGAGTCCGTTGGAGGGTGGTCGGAGATCCGCTCCC